GAAGGGTGGCGTGCACGTTATTACTCGTCTTACATTGACCACGGCGTGGTGGGTTAAGATGAATAACGTCACGGACGGCCTGAAGGTAGTCATGAGGCGTCGCCTTACCAAGTCAATGGAAGGCGACTTTGAGACGGACTCCATGCGTTACAAAACAACGGAGCGTTTCAAAATCTCGTGGACGGATTGGCATGACGTTTTCGGAACTCCGGGAATGTAACCTCCAGTACGTATATTGAATAAGTTGGGGCCTCTGTAACTGGAGGCCCCAATGCTTATAAAGGTACCTTATATTGTGCAAAGAATGGTATATATGTTATATTAATATCAATCCGGCTCGTGCCGGTTGACGGGTGGCCTCGTGGTGCCCCAACTAATGGAGTAGATCATGACGCATTTTAGTGACGATCTTTACTTGGGCGCGGCCAAATCCACCCCCACAGTTTCCAACCCCAACAATGGTGGCTTAGGAATTGGTCCTTTAGGCCGCATCTATTTTTGGAACATTATCCCCCTCACCAAACAGGCTCAGGGTTACGCTGCCAACCAGACACTGGGTGCCGCTGGCAACATGGTTCTCGCCGCGGGTACTGGCATCACCGTGGGTACCGACCCCGGAAATCACACGGCCTATTCGCCCGACGTTCCGCGTACCGTTTCTATCACGTCTAACGGCAATGAAACGGCGACTTTCACGGTATCTGGTTATGATTATCTCGGCCAGCCTCAGACTGAAGCCATTGCCGGTCCAAACAACACTACGGTGTACGGCAAAAAAGCGTTCAAGAGTATATGGCAGATCGCGGTGTCTGCCGCCACAGTTGGAACTGCGGTGTCTGCTGGCACTTCGGACATTTTCGGTATCCCTATCGCGGTGCCGGATTTGGGCTATATCCAGGATATCGGTTGGGCGGGCGTGTTGCCGCGCGACGCAGGTACAGGCGTCAAAGCGGACGCCACGACGCCTGCGACGTCCACTACTGGCGACGTTCGCGGTACTTATGCGCCGTCTAGCGCTTCCAACGGTACCAATCGCCTTATCGTAGCAATCCACACACCCGTAGCGCAGTCTGGGGCGACTGCGACTTTTGCGGCGTTGTTTGGTGTAACGCCCGCTTAAGGGTAATCTAGAGGAGGGAAGTAATATGGCAGTAATGTTTCAGGTCCCTGAACAGGTGTTCATGGCTACCTATAATTATTTGCAGACTCGGCCTTATTCTGAGGTCAGTCAGTTGATCGCGGCAGTTAATACCGTGGTGCAGCGTATAGTTGTTCCGGACCCGCCGGGCAATATTGACGCCGCCACAAAGGCAAACACCGATGCAGCAGGGCCACAAGTTTAGTAAGAAGCACGGCTTTACGGGTTCGGCGGGAATGACGCCTGTACGAGGGCATCTACGCCGACCCGTTAAAGTCACTAAGGACAACGTAGTTGACGTCGTTCGTAAACACGTCAACGAAACTGTACCCCCTGCCCACATGGGCAAAAAGTAGAGCGCGGTCGCTGCGCTGATAGCGTGATGGTTGGGAGCGTTTACCATGACCCTATCCGGCACTGTCGGACAAACTAATTTAGATGCTATAACTATTATAGAAAAGGCTATACGCAAGTGCGGCAAGCCGCCCTCAATTTGTGACTCCGAAACTTTGTATGACGCCACTACCGAATTGTTTAATTTAACTCAAGCTTTAATTAATGACGGAATTCCATTATGGACAATCCAGAAGAACATCCTAGGCATTCATACTAATCAATCAGTAGTGGATATGCCAGTAGGTACAGTGGATATGATAAACGCTTTATGCCGGACTAATAATTTACCCGGCGGCGGCGTAGCCACGTCGTCTGCGGGCGGCACTGCTGCTAACGCTTTCGATCAAAATCTAGCTACAGCTTGTACGCAAACGTCGGCCAACGGCTACATTTCGTACAACTTCCTCAGCCCTGTCGTGATAACCACCGTGGGTCTATTGCCCAACTCTACCGGGACCTTAAATCCCACGTATGAGAAGTCGTCCGACGGTGTGAATTGGACGACTGCCATCTCTCCCTCCTCGGCGGCTTCGTCTTTCACGGCAGGGACTTGGTATTGGCAGGACGTGCCTGAGGACAGCGTCAATTACAACAGTAGCGCGCAGTATTTTCGCATACGCGAAACTTCCGGGGGCACGTTGAACGTGACTGAACTTGTGTTCGGCACGGCACCCTACGCGTTACCCATGTCGCGGCAGAATCGAGACGACTATCAAATGTTGCCTAATAAAGGCAGTTTAGGCCGCCCGCTTCAGTATTGGTTTGATCGTCAGCTGACGCCGCGTATGTGGGTGTGGCAAGTGCCAAATATGGAGTTTTATACTATCGAAGCTTGGACGCGACGTCAGATCATGGACATAGGGTCGTTAACTAATACCATAGAATTTCCAGCCCGATGGAACGACGATATTATAACTGAACTAGCGTCGCGGTTGTGCTTGTTGCCCGGGTTAAATTGTGACAATAACCGCATACAGATATTGCAAAAATTAGCTGCCGGTACCGCTTTACGCGCGTGGACGGAAGAGCGCGACAATTCGCCGTTCTATATTAGTCCTGAGATCAGGGGGTATACTAGATGAGTACTACGTACGCTTCTGGTGATATAGCTATTGGTATATGCGATAGGTGTAGTCGAAAAGTGCCATATCGTGAACTTCGTGCCGACGGAAATTCTCCTGGTTTACGAGTGTGTCAATTGTCTGGCTGCTGGGACCCGAGGGACCCGTGGCGTTTGCCGCCCATTCAGCCGGACCCCATCGTTATGCGTTACCCGCGGCCCGACGTGGCCTTGACAGTTCCTAATGATGACACCGGCACATATGATCTTCCTCCGGGTCCTTTATCTTAACGAATATAAGAAATTGACTTAGTTAAGTTTAATTCGTTATAATGACGCAACCATTAGGAGCGACCATGCGCCCAGTATATGTTTCCGCTACTAGCTACAGTTCCACATTGAGTAATCCTGTAGTACTAGACCAATACCAAGACCCCACAGACGTCATGTTAGCGGTGGAACTTTTCGGTAACACAGGTGGTACGCCTTCTTATACGGTGCAGTATAGTCCTGATGACCCTTTTGCTACTTATGCCACTGATTATAATACAAATGCCAATTGGTATAATCATCCGGTGTTGGTAACTTTGGCCGCAGATGGTGTGGATAGTATGCAAGTTCCAGCGCGCGCTGTGCGTTTGTCCACGGGCAGTGCAGGAACTGGGGGCACGGCTACCCCGCGTTTGGTTGTTATTCAGGCGGGGGTTAAAGGATGAGAAAATTAATTGCATTAATTTTGGCAATACTTTTAGTTGCTACGTCTAACACTTATGCACAAAGCACCCCTAACCCCAATGGGGTTAACGGTCCAGTAAAACAGGTGGGCCCAGTAACTGCTAACCATTGCGTAGCGTGGAACGGTAACAACTATATTAAAGATTCCGGTGCCGCTTGTGGCGGCGGTGGCTCGTTGGTTGCGCCGGTTGACGTGGGCACGCCAGCTATAACCGATACTGGCGTCTTATTACAAGCTACTTCTAGTACTAATAGTTATAATCAGTTTATTATACAAAATACTAATAGCGGCGCAACTGCATCTTCTAATTATGTAGTAAATAACAATTTAGGAACGGCTACCACCTATTATGGTGAATTTGGTATGAATTCGTCGGGGTTCACCGGTTCGGGCGCGTTTAATCAACCAAGCGAAGTTTATTTAGATAGTAAATCTTCTGATCTCGCGCTCGGCACTCTTGGCAGTAATGCCATTCATTTTGTCGTGAACAGCGGAACCACCGATTCAATGACGATTAGTTCTGCGGGGGCAGTGTCAATTCCCGCTTTTGGAACTGCGGGCGTTGTACTAAACAACTCCAGCGGTGTTCTTTCAAGTACGGCTGGCGCTTTGCCTATAGCTAATGGTGGCACGGGGGCAACTACTGTAACAGCTGGACTTACAAATACTTTAGGTTCTCTTGCAAATTATACTTCTGGTCAAATAAATTATTTTTTACAAAATAACGCTGGTACTTGGGTCGCATTAGCTTATTTTTACGTTGGTGGTCAGTGCTCTTTTAATGCTTATATGGTTGGCACAACTGGTTCATTACCTGCGGCCTTAACCGATCAAAGCACAAACGCGCAAAATTTTCTTTTAGATTGCCAAATTAAAGCGCTTCAACTTGGCACGGCGAATTTTGATAATGTCGTTGCTGAAAAAATGATTAATGCGATTATCGAGCGCAACGTGTATAATGCAACTCGCACAATAGTCGTTCCTGATCTTGTAAGACTTCATGATTACGCTGGTTGGACAAGGGAATCTTCTAGTGGAAATTGCACTTATGCAAACTTTTGGGACGGAAGCTGTAAAAATCTTTCCAATTTATATTACCCTATTTTTGAAGTGTCTCATGGCGCAGAAGTTGATGGTTTAACACTTTATGCTGAAAACCAGTCTGGCGGGAATAACGGAACAGCGGTTTGGTTTGGTAGGGGGTGGGAGGCTGGCGATTGCCATATTGGAACTCCAGGAACAGGGTATACTGGTACTGATACGCCTGTTACAGTAAATCCTGAAAAAGTGGGCTCTGGGGCTACTATAACCATAACCGTTTCTGGCGGTGTTCCGCAAACATGCGCGCTTAGTTCTGGAGTAAGATTTAATGCTTTAAATGGTGTTTACGGGCTGCCATTTCTTTTGCGTAAAAGTCAATGGTCTAATGCGGCCTTTATTGCTGCTTCAGGAGTCACAACTTTTGACAGTAGCTACGGTGACGGTTCTACCGCTTATAAGACTACAGGCGGCACTGGGACGGGTTTAAGCGTTTATTTTAACGAATATCCTGATTGGTGCAGTGGGTCTGCTGGTACTGATTTTATTTCCTGTACGTTATCGAATATTTGGGAAGGTGTTTATTCGCAAACTGCGGACCAACTTGAAGTAACACAACGCGGTATTGATGTGTTCGGCGCTGGCACAACTAATAGTGGAACTTATGGTCCCATGTATTCTATCGGTGATAGCGCTCAAAACGTAAGTTTTGAAAACAGTTATACTCAAGGCGGTTATTACGGACTGTATGATACTGCTGCGGCAACTGACGTTCGTTTCATTAATCCCTACGCTTATGCCGCTGGCACGGGCGTTTTTTCTGCAGGAGCTAATAGTACTTACAAAGGCATAATCATTGATACCCCCACAGCTACGTGTTTTGATCGTAGTAAGGGTTATTCCTTGAACGCTGATGGTATTTGTTTCGGTAACAACACCAACGTTGTTCTTTCAAGTAACCCAATTATTTTTGGAGATGGCGGTAGTAGTGTTGTTAGTTCAATATTTAATATGTCTTTGTTAAATGTTGGACCGAATACGGCCATAAATGCTAATTATCTTTATGGTGGAAACGATATTAATGTTACAGTAATTAACGCTGGTAACACCGAAACAAATCCACATTTTGTTACTTTTGGTGCTAATAATAACCCCACGGGTAGTAATATACTTCGGGGTACTATAGATGGCGTCACTGCTACAAATATATGCCAGAATGCATCTAATAGCGCCGGTATTGGTATGCGTATTTGGGATGGAAACGATAGTGAATGGATTTCTTCGCTTTGTAATGTTGCTGGTTTAAATTCAGTCGCGTATTCGACTCACGGTACTTATACTTGGACGGCACCTTCTGGTGTTAGCCAAGCTGTTGTTTGCGGTCGTGGTGGCTCTGGCGGTGGTGGTGGTGGCGGGGCGGGGGGTGGCGGTTCTACTGCTGCAGGTGCTGCAGGTGGCGGAGCTGGCGGTACTGGTGGCTCAACCTATTCAAGTTGTCAAACTTTAACGGTTACTCCCGGTACTGCTTATACTTTAACGGTCGGTGCAGGGGGCGCTTCGGCTGCTGGTGGGACTCAGACAGCAGCTAACGCCTCTGGCTCAACCGGGGGTAACGGTACAAGCGGTAATAGTGGGGGTAATACTACTTTTGGGTCTTTGTGGACTTGGATTGGGGCGGGCGGTGGAGGAAACGGTTATGGCGGTTCTCTTTCTACAGGGGGTGGGGGAGGATACGGTGGGTCGGATACTTATGGTAACGCTTCCGGCGGCGGCGGCTCGGGTAGCGCTGCTAACACCGCGGGCTCTCCTGGCTCTAATGTATATGCTAACTCTCCGTATGCTTCTGCTGGAGGAAACGGTTCTGGAGGCACTGGCGGCGGCACTGGCGGCGGCGGCGGAGGTGGTGGAATGGGTCAACCTGCTGGCGGTGATAGCGGCGGGTCTGGGGGGACTGCAGCAAATGGTGGTGCTGGTGGTGCTTCAGGTTCTAATGGAACAGGTGGTGGAGCTTGTAATGCTTCTACAGGCGGCTTTGGTGGTCAAGGCGGAACTGGCGGCGGCGGCGGCGGTCTAAAGGCTACTACAGGTTCACAAGGTGGCGTAGGTCAAGCTGGCTGTGCTGGCGTAGACGGGATAATATCAGTAAGTTGGGTGCAATCATGATTAAGCAAATATTTAAGGGTTTAGGTGTTATTGGTGTGTTAGGTGGAGTTGTTGTGGGGGCTTCAATTGCTTCCACATCTCAACTTGTCAACAAAACCGAAAATATTGATTTCAAAGAATTGTCTAGGAAAGAGCCCATTCATCCAGCTGTTAATGAAGATACTACCCCCGGCTGCGATAATGGCTTTGGTAAACATGAAAAATGTTATTGGGAAAAAGTAGGACTTTCTGAAAGACCTATACCACCTCCTGAAAACAATAATCGAGGTAGTCTAAAATGAAAGAGCCATCTATTGCTTTCACCCACGAGGATTTTAAAATTCTCAAGGGTTTGCACATGTCGCGCCAGCCGGAAAGAATGTCATTCGGCGAAGCCTACGAAAAAGCTGAAATGTTAGCTTTGAGAGATGTTGTTAAAATTCACATGAAAGAAGTTTTCGCGCGGCGCAAAGCCGTGCGAAAAGCAAGCCGGTCATTTCGCCATGGAGCGGTGGAGGAAACTTTAGGTTTGTGATTAATTTATGCGAGAGGGCGAAAGGTCCATTCTGGACGGAATTGAAATAATACTCAAGACAACAGGAGGGAATGATGAGCATACTTACGGAAATCCAAAACGAAGCACAAACGGTTTGGGGGGATTTGACCACTTTGGCGGGCAAGTTTTGGGCATTTACTAAAACGTTGTTTTCGACGCTGGTCAAAGATGAAGCGACGGCGCTACAGCCATACGCCGAACAGGCATTGGAAGAGGTTGGCGCTGACCTTCCGATATTGTTCACCGGAAATTTGTCTGCCTTTGCCGCAGCTATTGCCCCGGTTCTTCTCGCAACCGCACAGAAGGCCGCCGCAGCGGGTATTCAAGCAGGCTATCAAGCGCTTATGGTAGCTGTGGCTGCCGCTGCTGCTAATGCGCAAGCTGCTTTGGCTGCCGCCGCGCAAACTGCGGTAACGGATGCCCCAGCGTCTAATACTACTGGGGGCTAATTATGTTCTCGGGACTAATACTAAGTGCTCTTAAATCCTTAATACCGGAGAAGAATGTGGTATGTGGTTACGTGGCGGGTGCCGCTATAGTTGCCATCGTGCATGGCCTTGGCGTGCTTAACGTTACGCTTACCCCAGACCAGAACGCTGCGCTTGGTGCGTCCACCGTGGTGGTGGTAGCTCACGTATGGGATACCGTCGCCAAATTTATAGCAGCTGTTAGAGCCGCACAACCTGCTAGTATGTGACATGAGGGCGTTCATGCTTAATATCCAGCAATTAGCAGACCAAAAAGAAATCGATGATTTTATAAACGGTAAGACGGACAGGGAAATAGCGATATCTGGCCTGACTTTAGTCTCGGCCCATACCAAGGAGTGTGCCGAGCGCTGGGGTATGGTAGTTACTTTCGCTAAGTGGATTGTTAGCTTAATAGGGTTCTTAGTGGCGATAGAGCTTGCCAAGCTCGTACACGTGGATCCGGTGATGTTGATTAATGCCCTGCACGGATAGGCACGCGGGTCATGCCTAAGGAGTATCATGGCGCAGGCACTGACGTATACGTCACTTATAACGGATTTGCAAAATTACTTGCAACGATATGACTCGCTTGTGACTAACCAAATACCTAGGTTCATAATGTTAGCGCAGCAAGCGGTTGCGCGTGATTTAAAAATATTAGGGTTCCGTGAAGAAGTAACTGGCGCTTTCGACGGTAATACTCAACTTAATGGTCTGATGTCTAAGCCTTCGGATTGGCGTAAAAACATAGCGTTTTTCGTTAGCACTGGTACTAATTTTAATACGCATACTCCAGTATACGAACGTACTTATGAATACGTTCGTACTGTGTTTTCGGACCCCACTGTGCAAGGCATCCCCCGCTTTTACGCCGATACCGACTGGAATCATTGGTTGGTTTCTCCGGCCCCTAATCCAACATTAGCACCGTATTTCAAAATCCCATACTACGGTACCTTAACTTTTTTGGATAGCTCGACGCCCACAAATTGGCTTACTACTAACGCTCCAGATTGGTTGTTATATAGATGTCTACAAGAGGCTGCGGCTTTTGTTAAGACAGACGAGCGTATACCAGTGTGGGAAAAGAACTATGCCATGGCCACTAGTTCGTTGTTAAAACAAGAAACTCATGGCCTAATCGATAGACAAGCATCCACTGTGGAGAACGCGTAATGACTAGTTTCACTAATACTTTCGGCGGCGGTGCAGTATCCCCTACCGATGTGGGCTATATAGCTTATACTTTCAGTATTAATACTCAATTATACTGGCCCCCCTTTTCGCAAAACAACCCTAACGTAGTAGCACGTTGGAACGACGCACAGGCTAGTTCCACGGGGTTAGTATTAAACATGCCAGACGCCACTTTGGCATCCAATGGCGCAAGTGCAATATTTAATAACAAAGGTACATATAGTTATGTTATTAAGTCGTTGAATGGTAACGTAATAGCCACTATAGCCCCCGGCACACAATGGTATTTAATATTGACTAGTAACGCCACCCAAGACGGTACGTGGGACGTGGTACAGTTCGGGACGGGCACTAGTCAAGCCCAAGCGGCCAGCCTAGCGGGACCGGGTTTGGTAGCGGTTGGTGGATTATTACAGTTTATGTATTCCTATTTACCGGTTAATACCACCTTTACTGTGACTACCGGCAACCTAGCTACGGTATTCGTGTGGACCGGCGGTTCGGGAACGGGAAACTTGCCCAGCGCCGTGACCGCTGGAGCTGGTTTCGTTATAGGGATTTCTAATAATGGCACCGGCAGTATAACTATGACTCCGGCGACTGGACAAACTATAGACGGTGCCTCGTCATCTGCGTTTTCGCAAAATCAAAGTGCGTTTATAGTATCTACTGGGGCCAACTGGGTTACTGTTGGTAAGGGCACTCAGACCAATTTTGCGGTCACATTGCTTAATTTAAACGTGGCCGGTAGTTCGAATATCACACTTACTAGCGCTCAGGCTCAGAACATACTTCAAGTATACACGGGGGCATTGACGGGTAATATAGAGGTAATAGTACCTAGTACCGTGCAAATCTACTACGTAACCAATAATACTTCCGGTTCGTATAGCTTGACCGTGCAAACTGCGACTGGTTCCGGAGTAGCAGTGGCTCAGGGCGGTAGTTCCATACTATATTGCGATGGTACCAACGTATACTCCGCGTTTTCTTATATACCCAGCGGTTCTTCTGGAACGTTTCCGGTAGGCGCATCTAGCGCGCCTAGTATCAATTTCCAGAGTAACTTAAGTACAGGGTTTTATTCTCCAAGTTCGGGCAAAGCGGGCGTGGCAGCCAATGGTTACCCGGTAGTACAGTGGTCTTCGGCAGCTAGCTCCGTCAACTACCTACAAGAATCCGCGTCTGCTATGGGTACGCCGGTGTCCATAAGCGCTCTAGGAAGCGACACCAATATCGGTATAACGCTTACACCTAAGGGTACTGGTACGATAAATATAGCTTCGTTGGCAGGGACTGGTGGAACTATTGATAGTACCGTTATCGGTGGGACTACTCCGGCGGCGGGCGCATTTACAACTTTGTCGGCCTCTAGTACCGTATCGGGCGCGGGTATTACTTCATTGTTCGCATCGCCTCCGGCTATCGGTGGGACTACTCCGGCAGCGGGCGCATTTACAACTTTGTCGGCCTCTAGTACCGTATCGGGCGCGGGTATTACTTCATTGTTCGCATCGCCTCCGGCTATCGGTGGGACTACTCCGGTAGCGGGTGCATTTACTAGTTTAAAGAGTGGCAACGGTTCTGCTGGTAGCCCCTCTTTAGTATTCACGGCGGATACGACTTCAGGGTTATATAGTCCAGCATATGGTCAGCTCGGAATTGCTATAAGTGGTACGCAGGTAGCCCAGCTAAGTTCTGTTGGTCTTAGTATTCTGTCAAGTTACAAACTTAATTTAGCGGGGTTAACCGCGTCCCAGTTAGTCGCTACGGACTCATCTAGTAATCTTACGAACGTAACCGCCCTGCCCGCTAATACTACCGCTACTACGCAAGCATCCTCCGATAACAGCACTAAGGTAGCTACTACCGCGTTTGTGAAAAGCGCAATTACCAACGTACCCACAGCACTAGGAGTAGGTAGTATAATATTTGCGCAACTATCTGGTGCTGCGGGTATAGCCGCTGGTGGTACTGTATCGGCGTCTGGTATAAATCCTCTGTATTTTAGCTGCCCTACTGGCGGTAATGTAGTTTCTCAAAGTAGTGGTGATACTATAACAGGCGTGTGGCAAGCGCTGCAAACTATACCTACAGCTTCTAATTTAGGCGGGTTATTTCAAAGGGTATCATAAATGTCGGAGAATTTTAAACTTCTACCCATACGAGCGTCGCCGGGCATAAAGCGCGATGGCACGCCTTTCGAGGGTACGTGGTGGACCGACGGGTTGTGGTCGCGGTTTTATCGCGGTTTGCCGCGTAGTATGCTCGGGTACCGCCAAATGTCGGAGGGTTATCATGGCCCGTCGCGCGGTCTTCTTCTCGATAGTCGCAACGGCAATTTAAATTTGTTTTCAGGTTATAGCAATGGTATAGAAGTGGGTCAATTTACGTACGGCGGTTTTGGGTCTGCGCCCACTTCCATAACGCCATCAGGATTTGCTGCCAACAGTAATAACGTATGGCAAATGGACAAATTTTATACTACCGACAATAGCGGTTACGTAGCGCTTCTCGCGCATGCCGCACCTAATTTGGCGGCTATTGATAGTCAAATACAGACGCCTGTATACTATGGTAATATAACGTCTACGTCGGCTTTGACGTCCGCCGGTATATCGGTGGCGGGCGGCGTGATGCAACTTAATCCGTTTGCCGTGGCCTACGATATCAATGGATTGGTGGCGGTGTCTGCGGCTGGGGACCCCACCACGTGGCCGCTTACATCGCAATTTAATATTTGTGCTACAAAGATAGTAAAGGGTTGGCCAATAAGAGGTGGTGCTTATGCGCCGTCGGCGCTGCTGTGGTCGCTGGAAGAAGTGCTGCGCATGTCTTTTGTCGGTGGTACCACGGTATGGCAGTTTGACACTTTATCTGATCAAAGCTCCATATTATCATCGTCCGGCGTAGTCGAGGCCGACGGTATATATTATTGGATTGGCCTAGATAGATTTTTGATGTATAACGGCGTGCTCAGTGAGCTACCTAATCCTATGAACTTAGATTTCTTTTTTACTAATATTAATATGACGCAGCGTCAAAAAGTGTTTGGCTTCAAAATACCGCGCTGGGGTGAAATTTGGTGGTGTGCGCCGTTGTTCGGTGCTACTGAATGCAATTACGCCGTTATATATAACTACCGTGAGAATACGTGGTACGATACCTTGTTACCAAATGGTGGTCGTAGCGCGGCTGTAACCGTGCAGACGTTCCCATATCCTATTATGGCCTCTAATAACACCATAAATTCGTTCGCTAACCCAGGAACTAAAGTATATCCTATATGGCAGCATGAATTAGGAACTGACCAAATAGTGGGTACCGGCGTCACCGCTATTAATTCTTACGTCACAACTCCCACTATGTCGCTTGTCGGGGGCGGCTTAGTGCTAGGCGGGGTTAACATTCCTAGTGACAGCGTATGGACGCAGTTGGTGAGGTTTGAGCCCGACTTTCTAATGGGCCCCAACATCAATATTAACATCTTTACTCGCGAATTCCCAATGGATACCGATGCCGTAACTTCGTATTCGGTTACGGCCAGTTCTACTGACCAATTCGATACCCAGCAACAGGCTCGATATATACGCTATCAATTGCAATCAAACACGCAGGGCGGGTATTACGTCCTAGGACAGTCCTTAATCCATTATCGGCCCGGAGACAGAACACCTTGATTATGCGTATAGAATCATTGTTAGGAAGTAGGCTTTTTGCTACACTTGATGAGTACGCCGCACGTAGGGGTAAACCTTGAGCGCTATTATTAAACAATGTACCATAGCAGAATTGGAAAGCGCTCCTAATTTCGTAGATTTGCGCGAAGAGTATGCTAGGGAAAGTACTACGCCGGGTATGCCCCACCCCAAGGGTAAGATGGAACTTTACAAAACCATTGAGAAGTCGGGCATGGTTTATACGGTGGGCGCATACAACGAAAACGCTTTGGTTGGATTTATGACGGTTATGTCGCCCGTGAACCCTCATCACGGCGAAATTATTGCGGTTGTAGAAAGTATATTCGTAGGTAAAGCGTACAGAAGTACAGGCGCGGGGCTCAAATTGATACGCGCGGCTGAGATGCGCATGAAAGAAGTAAAAGCAGCGGGCTTATTTTTTAGCGCTCCTATCGATAGCGATCTATCTGAACTCTTACCCAAGATTGGATACGTGCTTACTAACCAAGTATTTTTCAAGAAGCCCGTGTCGAACGAACTGATTGAGTCCATGAAAGACGCCGCCATAGCTAAAGTGTACAAGCTAGAAGAATATTCCAAGAAGATGCCACAAGTAGAAATAAAAACCTCACATACGCTGCATAATGGCGTATATACTCGCACTATAATGATACCTGCGGGTGTTATGTTGACGGGAGCACTGGTCAAAATAGATACTACGCTAATAATCAGCGGCAACGTTATTGTGTACGCTGGCGACCAGTCCAGAGAAATTGATGGTTATTTGCCGATTTTGGCTGCTGCTAACCGTAAACAAGCGTTTATCGCTAAGAAGGATACGTATATCACCATGATATTCCGTACCGAAGCCGATTCCGTCGAAGAGGCGGAAGAAGAGTTTACGGACGAAACGCACCTGTTGATGTCTCGGAACGAAGGTGCGCCCAACGACGTCATAACGGAGGCTAAATGTCTGGCGCAGTAACAGCTACTTTGGTAGCGGTGGGGGTTGACGCGGCAACAGCCGCCGCGGTCGCGGGCACAGCGGTAACAGCGGCTGAAGTAGGTGGTGGTCTCGGCCTACTTACTGGTACTGTAAGCGGATTGGCACAAGGCGAGCCACTAGGTAAATCATTGCTTGGCGGGGTAGAACAAGGCGCTATTGGCGGTCTCACAGGCGGTCTAACAGGTGGCGTCGGCGGCCTAGCGGGAGGGGCGTTGGGCGATGCCTTAGGTGTAAGTTCTGGCGTGGGCGGCGCGTTAGCGGGCGGTGCCACGGGTGCCGCATTGGGCGCGGGGCTTGGTTCGCTAACTGGTACTAATCCTATTACAGGCGCTTTAGAGGGCGGCGTTGGTGGTGCATTAGCTGGATATAGTGGCGGTGACGCTACTGCGGGCGATAGTACTTCTTCAGCTCCGGCGTCTGCTACCAATTCTGCCTCACTACCTGCGGGAGCTACGGGAACAGTAGGAGCTTCGGGTACTACGGGCACAATGGGTGCCATGAGCGCTACCCCCGCCACAGGCTCCCCTAATTTGTCGTCCAGTTTAATATCTACACCTGCCGCAAGTACGACTTCTGGCTTTGTAGGCCCGTCTGCGCCGTCACTGGGCGTTGACTACACTTCGGTGGCATCGGAGGGAGCAGGAACGACAGCGCCGGTCACGTCTAATAGTCCGGGCGTATTATCTCAAATTAGTAATTACTTATTTGGTGGCGGTTCTTCGTCAACACCGACTACGGGTGCAAACGCTATAAGCAATTTGTCCGAGGCGCAAGCCGCGTATAATGCAACCGGTCAAACTCAAATCTTGACAAACGCCGCGGGCACGCCTATCGGTTCAATAGGCGATAATGGTCTTACCATGTTAAATTCTAGTGGTACCAGTGCGGCAGCTGGGGCTACGGGAGCAGGAGCTAACTCCGCGGGTTCGGGTTCGCAAGGTATTCTTAGTAAGTTAGGTAATAATATAATAAACAACCCTTTGCAAGCTGGACTGGTAGGACTTAATTTGTATAATTCAGCGACTGCGCCTAAACTACCGACTGCGGCGCAACAACAAGCTTCTACTCAAGGAGCAAGCTTCAGCGCGTCATTGCCCCAATACCAATTTAACTCCACCAGAAATCCAATTTCTAATTATTATACTTACGGCTATTCACCGCAACCGATGCAGATAACCAATACGTTGACGCCCGTAACTAGTAACACCACAACTACGCTTAAACAGGGTGGGAAAGTTAAGAAAATGGCGCATGGCTCGTTGGTCCCCCGTATACATACGGGCACGCCCGTGGGAGTACCGCGGCCCACTGCTGGCATTAAGAGACCGTCGGGGGCTGGGCTGGCGTCTTTAGGAGCGATTTCCAAGATGCGCGACCCGGGGGCTGCTAGTGCGGCACCGGTATCCTTGGGAGCGTTGTCCGGTGGAGGTAGGCCGAAAATGGCACCGGCCTTCATGAATAAAGGACGCGTGGCACCTACAACTAATGCCGGGGGGCAAGCTGATAACGTACCTGCCATGTTAAGCGAAAACGAGTATGTAATGCCAGCTGACGTTACTTCGCATTTGGGCGATGGTTCTTCTGATGCCGGGGGCAAGATACTAGATAAATTTGTGGCTAATGTAAGGGCGCACAAGACTAGCAAGGGCGCTAAGGGCTTGCCACCGAAAGCAAAGTCGCCTGAACAATACCTACCCAAGGAGACATAAATGAGCGCAACTAGTTTCCTTTTTAATGGTAGTCCGCCCGCAGATGTAAATTCTATCACTTCCGATACTAGCCAGTTACCCGCGTGGTACCAACAATATCTAGCTGGGCTCATGGGGACTGCGGACACTATCGCCGCACAGCCATACCCGCAATACAATGGCCCGCAACTTGCGGATTTTAATTCTACTCAAAATACCGCGTTCCAACAGGCCGCGAACATAAGCCAAGCTGGAGCGCCAATGATGACTTCGGCGCAAAACACGCTGAATTCTGCGTCCAATCAAAATATCCCCGGCGCTGTAGCGCCATACGCAGCAGCTTCAACTATGGCTGCTACCCCGCAGGGTATACAATCCTATATGTCGCCGTACCTAAACAGTACTTTGTCAGGCATCGCTAATTTAGCGCAACAAAATTGGAACGAGTTTACCGCGCCGTCAGTTAACAATTCGTTTATAAGTGCCGGACAATATGGTTCGGGCCGAAATGCGGAAGTTATGGGCCAACAAGCCAATTTGGCCGACCAAGCTCTTACGGCCAATCTGGCGTCGGCTGCCAACAGCGCTTATAGCACTGCGGGTACTCAAGCCGCATCTCAGGCTGCGGCACTGCAAGGCGCGGGTAACCTAATGGGAACCGCCACTCAACAGCAAGGTGCGCTTCAAACTGCGGCTGGGTCCGCACAAGGCGCACTAGGTCAACAGGCTCAGAATATGGCGTTGCAACAGGCTAGTGCTAATCAAGCTGTGGGTAATCAGCAACAAGCTCAAACTCAATCCAATCTTAATCTGGCCTATCAACAATTTATGAACCAAGCAATGTGGCCACAAACACAGGCAGAATTTATGAACCAAATTATTCAGGGCTTGCCGTCGCCCGGTACTAGTACCTCTACTAGCTCCAACACCCCGGCGTCCCCATTCACTACATTTTCACCGACACAAGTGGCCACACCTACGCTGAGTACGATAATAGGTACGGGCGCAACTTCGGGGTTGGCTAAAGGCGGTCGCGTGAAGCATCCCGAGGGGGCTTTATCGGCGGGGTCGGGTGCCGCAGGCGTTCGGGTAACCGCAGACGGGGGCGTGGTATTGTCTAAAGTGGCGATTGCCGCCCTGATAGGTATGGTAAAGAAGATGGTAGCTCAAGCTGAGGCTAACGGTATGGCTAAGGCGCGCGGTATATCCCCCGCAGGCGTTGCACCCGGTACTCCGCCAACGATGTCACCTATGGTGGCACAACGTATGCCACAAATGATGCCGCCACAAATGATGCGGGGGGCCATGCCCCCTAGGGGTGCATTAAGTATGGCGGCAGGAGCTAGGTAATATGGCTGGCGCATTATCAGGCGGCGGTAACGGCGACATGGACGATTACGTCATGGCAAGTATGTCCGGACAAATGGACAACGAAGGTGGTGGCGCATTATCGGCAGGGCAAACGTCCGACGCTATAGACTACCAAGGGCAATCCGCGGCTAGCCCGCAAGAATTACGCAACCTTCAATTATTGGCCGAGATGCGTGGGCTAAACACCGGTACGCACAATGGCTCTTCTACTTCTCAATACGGCGAGATGTTGAGTGGTGATCTATCCGTAGCGCAAGAGGCGATGAAACAAAATGCGTTGTTTCGGGCCAGATTAGCCGAAATTCAGGCTAATAAATCGATGCAGGAGCGTATCGCGGAGAAACAGATAGCCGGGCGTTCGGATGTGGCCCGCATCATGGCAGGTAAATCACAGGAAACTCTACTGAGCGATGATGACCTTAAAAATGCGGGTTTACCTCCGGGCACCACAGCCGCAGTAAATCCGTTCGGTAAAATACGGGTAATACACAGCCCCCCAGCTTCTCAACAAATGTTAACTGGCTTCGATGACAGTGGTAAACCTACTTACGCCCCTCCGGGCGCGGCACTTACTCCGGCGATGCGTACCAGCGTACAAACCTATCTTAAGGGTTCGCAGCAAGTATTGCCCCAACTTGATAGTTTGATCACCGATTTAAGCTCTGGTAAAGCGGGCAGTGCGATGGGTTTATCCGGCATAGGTGAACGCGCGATTGAGTCTACCGTCGGCCAAGTTGCTGATTTGAACGGGAGGACGAAAGCTATATTTCCAAAAGATGCCGCGTTGCGCACGCGCATGGAGCAATTAAACGAGCTTGCCGCGCCAACGTTAGAAGCCGACCCCCGCATCGCGGCCATGGGCGAGAAGCGTCACGACGCAATACAAAAAATGTTGCCAGACCCCGACAGTTGGCATACGGACGTGGGCGAATCTTTAACCAAATTGAAGCAGTTGCGCGATCAGCTAAAATCTCGTAACTCCGAGTACAGCTCGATGCTTAAAGGAGAAGGATTAGTGACTGACGACAATAAATCCGCGTCACGTGGTATGAGTGGTACGTCAGCAATCAAGTCGCCCCCTACCCCCAGTCAAATAAACGAAGAAATGGTTCGCCAGCACGCTGCCGAGGCAATCGCTAATGGTAAGGACCCCGCGTCGGTAGCTAAATTGGCCAAAGAAAGATACGGGGTGGACATTAATGCCACTGGACAGTAATTTATTCGACGACGCCGAGGACGCGGGCGCGGACCCTGGCATAAAACTAAACGCTCCGGCTCCGAAAGACGACGCGTTCGACGACGCCGAAGACAATAAAAATCGTAATTTATTCGACGACGCCGAAGATTTACCCGTAAAAAAGACGAAAGGCTTAGATAAAGAACGCGAAGTGCAGCATTTGCCCGGCGGTGATACTGTCGGTTCTGTTCTTGCTGGTATGAATAAGATGAACCCTTTCGTGCTTGCACCTAAAGCGGGCGCGTGGCTCATGAATAAGGCTCTTACAGCCAGTGGCGTGCAGGCGGCGGATAACCCCGACGTATATAGCGCCGTAGATAAAACGTTCATACCCAACCCGGAAGGAACTACGTGGAATAAGGCGGCGGACGTCGGAGGCCAAGCGGTTATGGTAACCCCCGAAATCGGTGCAGGATTAGTTAGAGCGGGGGCAGAAAACTTACCCTATGCTTCGTCGCTGGCCGAGCGCAACGCACCCATATTAAAAAAAATGGCAAATTCAGCCAAAAATTTGGGAGTTAATGTTGTACACGGGATGTCCGAAAGTCCTTCGGCTCCTATTAAATACGCTTTGCAGAACACTACTTCAGGCGTAGGCTTGGGTTTGGCCCACGAAGCCACTAAGGACGACCCGTGGTACGTACGAGCCCCGGCGGTGATAGCAGGAGGCGTAGTGGGCGGAAACGCGTTGACGGCCCCAGCTGGCTTAGCAAAAGGGGTTGTGAACAACTATATAAAATATATCTCCCCAGTGGGGTGGACTGCCCGCTTATGGGGCGATAAGATAGCTAATACACTTCCGGACGGTTCAAAAGTAGGCGAATACCTGCGCGATTACGCCCAGAAATACGCTGCAAGTAAGTATGATAAAGTATTACCTGACGTAGCCCAAAATATAAAAGACATGGGGGCTACGTCACAACTCGATGAAGCCGCGCGTCTAAGAGATACTATACCTGGGTTTAATCCTTCGTTGGCTGAAGCCACAGGGCTGACGTCGCAAGTAGCTAATCAAAAATTGATGGAAAATTCGTCCACAGGTAGTGTATTGGATAATTTCGTCAAGCGTAAACAAGACAGCGAACAGGCCATTAGCGATTTTGCTGCCAAGCAAGCACCCGCGGGTAATGGGGCAGACGTTAGCGACGCTGCGCAACGCCGCGTTGCGCAGGTAGTGGGCCCCATAAAACAACAACAAGCTGCTATACGTGCTAAACAAGAAAGCATGGCTGACGCGTTACCCGACGCTAAGGCGTATGATACGGGCAGCTATCTTCGCGACAAGTTAGAAACTTCGGCGGCGTATAAGCAAAAAGAAATGTCCGAACTATTCAATAATACCGTGGGTAACGCGGCCAACCTCAGGGTTTCGCGTGACGGCATACAGAAAGCTGTGCAATCCGCGTTACCTTCAAAGTTGGCCGCTAACACCAGCCCAATGATAAAGCGCATTTTAAATTTAGATAATAGTGAGCCGTTAAATTTCAATGACGCTAAATATATGATGGAGCAATTAGGACAAGAGGCCCGATTGGCCGCAAAACAAGGTAATACCCAAGATGCTCGCATCATCGGCAGTGCCCGCGACAACATGGACAATTACTTGCAGAATGAGTGGGCCCCCGCTCTCAAGATAGGAGATAAATACAAAGCATGGCGTGCGACCTACAAAAATGAATATATAGACCGCTTCGCTTCTGGTGCGGCTAAGGACGTAAGTTCAGTAGGCGGCGACATGCGCTATCGTACCGACAACGAAGACGTAGCAGGTAAATTCTGGAAACCGGGGGACGTAACCGCGGCCAAAGATTTTCACCGTACTTTTGCTGGTGACCCCCAGGCTGAAGATGCGCTGCATTCATACGCGCTAGATGATTTGCGACAGAACGCAGTCAAAGACGGCGTGCTTGACCCCAAGGCACTTAATAAGTGGATGACCGCCAATAAAGACAACTTGGCCCAATTTCCTACTTTTCAGCAAAAAGTTAGCGACATGCATCAACTAGCCAGATCGCTGGCCGACCGACAAGCTACGTTAGCGGCGCGTGAAGAGGCCGTGGGTAATTCACAGTTAGCTAAGACTATGAATGATAACAAGACGACGGTAGACACGCTACTGTCGGACCCAAGCGCGCTTAAGCGCGTGACGGGCGTGATGAAACCCGAAGAAAAGCAGGCTCTAGCCCGTGAAATGTGGACACGCGCCACGCAAGGCGGGGACTCCGACCCCGCGGCCATGAAAGAATTTCTAAACGCTAATAACGACGCGCTAAACAGCGTATTGTCCAAGGACCACATAAAGGCTCTCAATGACATACAGAAAGCGTGGGAGATGAATGCCAACGTGCCCGCTCCTACTGGAAAAGGCGAAACGCCGGTCATCGATAAATTTAAAGACGTAACCGGTTCTAGCCCGCAGCAATTATTATCGCGTGGATTCGCGGTCGTATCCGGGCGCGTGGGTAAGGAATACGCCATAGGCGACCTATTCACGCGTTTAGGTTTAAACGTCAATAATAAGCAGTCGCAAGCGATAATGCAACGCGCCATGTACGACGCGAATTTTGCTAAAGAATTGGCTAATTTCACCAAGCAACCTAAACCTTCGCCCCAGCAATTACAAGGGATGAAAAGTTACATCTTTAATTCTGGTATATCCGCCATACGCGGTAAAGACGACGAAGATGATGGAGATCGTTAACCTTGAACCTAGATTTGCTCGATGCTTCAATCAAGACCCACGAAGGCAAGCGCAATACGCCCTACGTCGATAGTAAAGGTAACCTTACTATAGGGTATGGTCACAACTTAAAGGAGGGCCTTGATGACCCCAGTATCGACTTCATATACGTGCAGGATCGTAACTTTGCCATCACTACGGCGCAGGGAGAGTCTTGGTGGAACGCAGTATCAGGATTTGATGCGCGCGCTAGAGCAATGGTCGAGATGGTATTCAATATGGGGGTTAGCGGCGTCCGAACTTTTAGAAACGCAACTAGCCTTTTGTGCGCTGGCGATTTCAATGGGGCGGCTGATGCTTTCCTCGACAGCGAATGGGCGCGAGAAGTCGGCGACCGTGCTACCGTTCTTGCGGGGATGATAAGGACCGATGCGGACCCGTCCAGTACTACGTCGACGACTTGACCGCATCCACGATGGCGGCCACTATATCTTTGCGCGTATGAAGAGCCTTTATCACTTTTCTATCGACGGGCGATGCGGCTATATCGAAATAACTTACGCCTTTATCTTGACCTTGCCGGTGATTGCGATCTTCGGCCTGCATACGATGCCACAAGTTATAGGTATTTTCTAAAAATATGGTCGTCGCGCAGCGATCGTTGTCGGCACCTCCTAACAAGGTGTGTCCTACGGCTGCAGCCGATATTTGGCATATTATTTCCCGGCATGACGGGTCGTTATTAAAGCGTTTTTTCTGGTCTTCAATAGTGGTGTCTTTCATTCGGGATTGAGATATGATGTATGCGGCGTTAGGTAACAATTTACGCATGGAGTCGGTAACGTACTCGTGGAAAGTAATTAATATAACTTTACCTAAAGTTTGCTCGCGTATCTCTAACGCTGCTTTAAACGCCGGGTTGTGCTCGGGCGATACCAATTCCACGGCTTTACCTGACTCATCATACAAGAACCCACGACTGATCTGAGATAAACGTTCCATTTGGGTGATTACTTGACTAGCCGATATTTCCTGACGTTTTACGAGGGTGAAAAAATCCTCCTTCATTTCGTCATATACGATTTTTTGTTCAGGTGTCATCGCTATATCGTATATGACCGGAGGTAATTTCTCCGGTAAATCGAGCAGCCAGTCTTTTTTAAGCGCCCGGAACGAACAATTATCCAGTAACTGGTGTAGTTCGGTCTCGTTCTTGTAACCTACGACTTGTTTGCCCATATACCCGCCCATAACGGCAAAATGGTTACGAAAAGCAAACGGGTTAACCCCGTTAAGTTCGCCTATGAACCGCAATTGCGGCCATAAGTCCATCACGCTCTTGGTCATGGGAGTACCGTTAAGCGCCCGCGTGAACGGTACGTACCGCTGTAACAATAGGCACTTTTTAGTAGTTTGGGCGCTGTGCGACTTAATCCGGGTAGTTTCGTCGGCGACTAGGTACACGCGCCGCGATTGTACAAATTTATCTAACGCGTCGTAGCCCTGACCCAATAACGCTTCGTAATTAATGATGAATATATCTGCATCCTTGTGTTTGCGCGGGTCGTATTCCGGCCATACGCCTACATTGTAGGGTAATCCGTATACGTCCTTAATTTCTTCTTTCCAATTACCTTTTAAAGTATTAGGACATATGACGGCCATGGCGTCGGCTAGGTTGCGTTTTTTAATTCTATCAAATTCCGTGACGGTAGTACCGGTCTTCATTAATCCTTGTTCGCAGAAATACCCGAATCCCGGTCTAAAACTAGCTCGTTTCAACGCTTCAACTTGAACGGCTTTCAGCTCCATGACTCATCCCGTAACTATCACTGACTGTTCGGAGTTGTGCTGCGCAAATGATATATCTAATAAAGTCCTGCCTTTTATCCTTGTGTTGGGTAGTAGATTGAGTTGATCGCACATATAGTGCCACGCCTTAACTAGGCGGTCGTAGTTCTCTTCTAATACCTTGGACAATGACCGGTTGCCTAATTGTTGTTCAGTCGCCATCCATAACACGCCTTCCAATAAGTCAGCTACTTTGATAATGGCAGTTATTTGAAGCCACTCGTCACCTTCAGCTTTCCCGTGTGTGTGGTAGTCCTTACCGAACCGCCTACTTAATTCTTTGTCCACAAAACGACTTGCGTTAAGTTCATCTACGATAGCGCGTTTAGAAGGACCGGGGATATCACTCAGAAATACTTCGTCTAGATCGTGACGTAAAGCCATGTCTAGTAGTGCGGCGCGGTTGCCCGGCCACTCCACCAAGTCGGCTATTTGGCCCGCGTAAAGCGCCACGTAGTAGCTGTGCTCGGCCACCGACTGCTCCTTAATGCGCCGGACGATGGTCCACCTAGGGACGAAGCTGAGTTCCCTCAATTCTCGCTCAAACATCTTTTGCCGCTTTCTTCATGGCGATATTTACCACCATGAGAGCAAAGTTTGCCACGTCGGCGGCTTCTAGAATAATCTCGATTTCACTACCAGATAACGCCGCCTCTTCAAGTTCATCGGTCTCCTCGCGCAATCGCTTGATGACATCAGAAAGACCCAAGTCTTCCCATCTGCCTTTGTGCGCGTTCTTTTTGAGCTTATAACGCATAGCGTCAGTAAGTTGCTTTATCTCCTTGTCGTAATTGGTCGCTTCGATGCGCGGTTGAACCTCTACGCTCCTCGGTGGTGCACCCAAGACGCTCCCTCCCACCATAACCCCATGAGGGCAATTGTCACTTTGGAATACCGCCTCATATTCCTTATTACAAATACGACATCTTACCAACATCACATCCACCCCATGCGTTTATAGGCACCGGGCAACGGCAAAACGTCTTCGACGTTAGGCCCGACCCCGAACAACTTGGGTACATTATACTCCAACACGTCGCGTTCCACGCTCTCCATTCGGCGTAGCCACGTGGTAGCGCCCGCGCAATCAGATATATAGTTGAGAAAATTGCAAAACACCAAGTCGGGGCGCAGCAGTTTTACGCCGTCAGCGTATTGCTGCTCACTCCACGTGAACACCCGGCGCTTGCGCTTGGTTACGGTGGTATATTCAGGCTTTTGGTGCAGTTGTTCCCACGTAAGTTCCTGCTGGTCGGGGTATACCGGGCCACTATTACCAATTTCCACGCCATTCTCATTAACTAAGTTACCTACGCGTATGGGGTAGGTCCGCTGTGTGGCTACTACTTTATACAATAATGAAGGGTGTACGCCCGCATCGCTTAACGCTTGCGCCACGTTGATTGACCTGCTGGTGCAGTGCGGGTATGACAAACCATCGTTCAATGACAACCCCAACCCTTGCGGCACCTCTATAAATACACGCTTGCCATGCCGGAGTTCGTCGGCCAAATTATATCCCGACCGCACAAACTTTTTCAATAGCGGGTGATCGTCGGCCAACGTGGCTTCTCTAATAACTTTACGGGCTAACGCGCTACCTACTCCCTTTTGCGTGGACGCCAATTTAGTAGTGCCGGAGTCACTATGTTTCTCGTACACTTTATCTCGCGCTTCCACCACTGCGGCACGTGGATGTATAGCTATACGCCCGGGCCTTATCTTGAGTTCTTCCATCTCCGCCTCGAACATATCAGGGTCTATTATCGACCCGGCGTTTAAAAATATCAAAGATTCAGACTGCACTATACCAAAAGTAGGAAAATGGTAGGTCACAAATTTACGTCCGTCGGCGTAGCAAGTGGTGTGCCCAGAATTAGGACCCGCGTTGGTAGCAGCCACATCGCATCGGTTGCCCGATACCCCCGCTAGGTACGCGGCAAAAAGGCCTTTTCCAGTACTACCGTATTGCATATCGATGAGGACTGACGCCCTACCCCCTGCGGTGATTTGTTCGGCGCTGTCTAATTCAACCGTGTGCATGCTATTTCTCCGTTGTCAGGTTGTCGGCCACGAGCTTATTATAGCCTACTATATCATGCCACGTGTCATGTAAATTGGGATTGCCGTTAAGCGCCCGCGCATATTTGTGCATGGTCATGTCCATAGCTTCCTTCATATCCCACGTCAAATTCTCCCAGCCGGGCTGCGCGCGCAATACGTACTTAAGGCTTTGTGCAATCTGGGCTTGGGTTTTGAAAGTACCGTATTTCTCGCCGCGATCCTTAAGGGTTTCGTCGATGTTCATTTGTCTATCCCACGATTGTTGGTAAGGTGATGTGTAGTTGTAGATTCCGAACATTATAGGCCCTGCAAGATAGTCAGGATAGCATCCTCGGATTTGTCCCACAACATTAACTTTTTAGGGACTTCCACCGTTTCGGCGTATAACTGGCCCATTGACGTGATATAGTAAGCATGCTTGCCGACAGTAAGGAACACGCACCATCCGGCCACTATACCCGCGGCACGCATCTTCTTAAGTTCTTGCCGTTGTAGTGCGCTGGTCTTAACTGAAATTGTCGTCGGCAATTTAGCGTACGGCGCGTGCTTCACTTCCACCCACCGGGCCTCGAATTTCGGGTGTTTAAGCATAGTATCCGGGCGGCCCATTATGAATTGACGCTGGAGCCTGAAACCATACCCGCCGCATACTTTAGTTACGGTTTCCACTAATTGGGTTTGGTACTTAACTTCGTTATGGCGCATCTGGCACCGTCTCTAAATAACTCTCATGGTAGCAATCTTTAGACTTGCGCCCTTCCCATAGTACGTATACCCCGTGCTTGGTCCTTGAAAACCCAACTACAATTCCTATTTTGCGTTTTGAATTTATATCTACTCCGTTGTCCAGCGCCAATTGCGTAAGTTTTACCTTGTCATTTAATTTAAACATATTAATTCTCCGCGGGTAAAGGGCCATGGTCTACGATTTCAGCCACGCTTTCATCTAGTATAGAGTGCAGAGCATGTACGGCACTAGTAGTATTGGCGCACATATAAAACATAAGCTCAAGCCTGTCGTCCAATGACATCTTGTTAAATTTTAGTACGTCCTGCGTAATCTCCATGGACATCTCTGCGCGGTAAATCTTTAACATTACAGGTGGTTCCATAGCTCTGCTATATTGTGGTTTGTCCATTATTCATCCCCGTAAGTAGCTATCGACCAGTTAGGTCCAACGCCGTTGTCAACTTTCTGCGGAATTTCAAATTTGATTAATTCGCTTTGACCGCACGCCTCCATGATACGAGCAACTTCGTTATTGATGTCCATTCGCCCCTTCGGAAACTGGACTTCAATACTATCGTGCACGGTAGCAATGGGCGGCGGGCACCCCATACTTTGTAAGTAATCGTCTACCTCGACTAAGGCGTACTTGATTAGGTCCGCGTTGCCCCCCGCCACGATATTACCCCCCGCCTTATAGGTAAAATTACTATTTTCGTCTCTTATGCGGAGACCCCGTACGGCTTT